CGGAGCAGCGTTGAAGATCTCATGTCCAACAACAAGTTTGCACAAAAACTTATTGAACTCGGCGTTGACCCGCCCATGAAGATCAGCTTAAAGACTAACAAGGAAGCGTTTGCATTTGCCAAGAGTGACGAGGGGTTCAAGGCTTTGGCAGAACATCCTGACCTACGTGTGCAAGCGTTGGTTGCCGCACGACTGGGCAACAAGACCACGTTGGAAGAGACACGTACAGAACGGTTGTTGGGAATCGCCAATAGAGGCTTGATACCTGTACCTCTCTCTTACTATGCGGCACACACCGGACGGTGGGGTGGTGCTGACAAACTGAACTTTCAAAACCTCCCCGCACGTGGTGACCATGCCAACAAGTTGAAGAGTGCCATTCTCGCTCCCGCTGGTCACGTCATCATTGATTGTGACTCATCGCAGATTGAAGCACGTGTGCTTGCGTGGTTCGCAGAGCAAGACGATTTGGTTCAAGCGTTTGCAAGAAAAGAGGACGTATACCGAATCATGGCATCCGAGATTTACAAAAAGCCTCCCGAAGAAGTTTTGGATACCAAGGCAAACCCCGAACGGTTTGTGGGCAAGACTACGATTCTTGGGGCGGGATACGGCATGGGTGCACCAAAGTTTCGGGCACAACTCAAAGGCTTTGGCATAGATGTATCCGAAGAAGAATCACAGGTGATTATCAATGCCTATCGTGGGAGATACCCATACATACCCGAACTGTGGAAAGCAGGGGGATTGGCTATCGAAGCCATGAGCAAGGGACGCACTGCCAAATGGGGCAAGTTGGGTGTTGTAACGATAGTGAAAGATGGCATTATTATGCCTAATGGGTTAACACAACGTTACCCGAACCTCAAAAAAGTTAAAGACAAAGACGGCAAACAGCAGTATATTTATGACTCACGCAAAGGCGTAGCGAAGTTGTACGGTGGGAAGTTGACAGAGAACATTTGTCAGGGGTTGGCACGTTACATCATTGGTGAACAGATGTTGAAGATTGCCAAACGATACCGTGTCGTACTAACTGTTCATGATGCTGTAGCGTGTATTGCGCCAAAAGAAGAAGCCGAAGAAGCTATGGCGTACGTGATGGAGTGTATGCGGTACGTACCTGACTGGGCGACAGGCATACCTCTGAACTGTGAAGCAGGATACGGAGAGAGTTATGGAGATTGTTGATTACGCTATGCCGTGCATGATGGCAGAAAAAGCGTTAAAGCAAGCGCACGATGCTGTGTTGGAGAATGATTTGGATGCCGCAATTGAGCATACGCTAAAAGCTATTGTGGAAGCACGACTCATGTTGGGTTCGTTGAAAGTCATGAAAGAATCACAGCGATGAAAAAACCCCCCGCTTGGAGTTACTCAAGTATCACGTTGTTCGATCAATGCCCGAAGAAGTATTTTCATTTGCGTGTAGCAAAAGACACTGTAGAGCCTGAGAGCGATGCAATGATGTACGGGAAAGATGTACACCTTGCGGCTGAAAACTTTGTGCGTGATGGCACACCAATCCCTGAGAAGTACGCATACCTCAAACCAATGGTGGAAAAGCTAAATGCCATTGAGGGTGAGAAGCTATGCGAATACAAGATGGGGTTGAAGAAAGAGAACGGACGTTTGGTAGCGTGTGACTTCTTTGCCAAAGATGTTTGGTACAGGGGCGTGGCTGATTTGATTATTCTGAACCACGACAAACGGGAAGCACGTGTCGTTGACTACAAGACAGGCAAGAGTGCGAAGTATGCTGACACAAAACAATTGGCGTTGATGGCGGCTTGTATCTTTGTGCATTTCCCCAATATCAAAACTGTAAAAGCAGGATTGTTATTCGTCGTGGTGGGTGACTTCATCAAAGCGGATTACGATGCGGCTACTGGGTTGGACGTATTCTCAGAATTGGATAACGTACTTGTTGCACGTGAGACTGCATACGAGTCGTTAGTGTTCAACCCAAAACAAAATTTCACTTGCAAGGCGTGGTGTCCAGTGATAATCTGTCCACATAATGGGAGGATACATTGATGGTGTATAAGAACAAAGAAGACCGCAATATCAAGCGTGAGTACGAGCTAGAAAAGAAACGTGCGGGTGCACACGAAGCACGTATGGAACGTCAACGTGCAAGACGCAAGCTGGACAAAGAGGGTGTTGACCGCACAGGTAAAGATGTTGCCCATGTGAAAGCCTTGAGCAAAGGCGGGTCAAACAAAGACGGTGTGCGGTTAGAGCCGCCATCGAAAAACAGATCATTCAAAAGGAACGCAGATCGTTCCATGAAGTGAGTTGATTAGGTGTTCATAAAGTAAGGTGTGAGTGATAGTGAACACAGGGTTGGTAAACCCCTCATAGCAATAACCGCACCAGTCAGTGCAGTCCCCTTTCAACTGTGAACTGATTGACACCTCGGAAAGACGAGGACAAATTTCCATTAAACACAGACCGTGTTTGGTGTGCATAACTATCAGGAGAGATTGTGGAGATCATTGATAACAAGGCGTTGCTACTCAAAGTACGTAACCCAGACCGCATAACAACGGTCATACCAAAGAGCAAGGTCATCGAAGATGATGGTAACGTGGCTAGTGTGTTGGTCAATTGGGGCTTGGAGGAATCCATTGTCCTCAAAAATTTAAAGATCAACGCACCGTCACCAATTAACGCTACGTACAAGTGGCCCGGGCTGTTTAAACCGTTTGAACATCAAAAAGTTACAGCGTCATTCCTAACCATGCACCGACGTGCGTTCTGTTTTAACGAGCAGGGCACAGGAAAAACTGCCAGTGTGATTTGGGCGGCTGATTATCTGATGACGTTGAAACAAGTCAGCCGTGTGTTGGTCATTTGCCCACTATCTATTATGGAATCCGCATGGCGCAATGACTTGTTCAAGTTTGCTATGCACCGTAAGGTTGATGTTGCGTATGGCAAGCCAGAGAAACGCAGAGAAATAATTAATGGCGATGCTGAGTTTGTGGTAATAAATTATGACGGTGTAGAGATCGTGGCAGATGCTGTTGCCAATGGCGGCTTTGACATGATTGTGATTGACGAAGCTAACGCATACAAAAACCCAACAACCAAACGTTGGAAGATACTCAACAAACTTGTTCAGCCAAACACATGGCTATGGATGTTGACAGGCACACCCGCATCACAGTCACCATTGGATGCTTACGGTATTGCCAAACTGGTCAACGCCAACAACGTGCCTCGGTTCTACGGTGGGTTCAGAGATCAAGTCATGAACAAGGTTACGCAATTCAAATGGGTTCCGAAACCCGAAGCGCAGAACATTGTTTATCGTGCCTTGCAACCCGCAATACGTTATACGAAAGAGCAGTGTCTTGACCTTCCTGAGATGACGTACGTAACACGTGATGTACCGTTGACAGCACAGCAAGAGAAATACTATGAACTACTACGTCGTCAGCTTATCGTACAAGCGGCTGGTGAGGAGATAACTACAGTCAACGCCGCTGCGAACTTAAATAAACTCCTACAACTATCTGGTGGTGCGGTGTATTCTGACAGCGGTGAGGTTGTGCAGTTTGATGCAAGCAATCGACTGGCGGTATTGAAGGAAGTGGTGGAGGAATCAAGCCACAAGGTGTTGGTGTTTGTTCCGTACCGCCATGCCATTGAGGTTGTTGCAGAATTCCTACGTAAGAACGGTTACTCGACTGCCATCATCAATGGCGCAGTACCCGCAGGGAAACGGTCAGAAATATTTGAGAGATTCCAAGCGACACCTGACCCGCAAGTGTTGGTCATCCAACCACAGGCGGCATCGCATGGTGTGACGCTTCATGCGGCAAACACCATTATCTATTGGAGTCCGGTAATGTCCGTAGAGACATATTTGCAATGTAACGCACGTGTTCATAGAGCAGGGCAAAAGAACCCATCCGTTGTAGTGCACTTGCAAGGAAGTGGCGTTGAGAGACGTATGTATACCATGCTTAACAACAAGGTTGACATACATGAAAAGATCACCGACCTGTACGGGGAAATACTAAGGTGACAACTCTTGACATTGTTAAATTTCGGTTTATCATAGGAACATAAAAAGAGAGAGGGAGGTTTGTATGACTGATGTTGCAGTCGATAAGTTAGTCGCCGTCTACATAAAGATGCGTGACAAAAGGTCTGAAATTCTTCGTGCATACGAGGAAGAAGACGAGGCTATCAAAACACAAATGGATATGGTGGAGGGCAAATTGCTCGACCTCTGTAAAACCATCGGTGCTGATAGTTTAAAAACGCAAAACGGTACTGTTATTCGCTCTGTGAAAACACGGTACTGGACAAGCGATTGGGAGTCCATGCACAAATTCATTTTGGAACACAAGATGCCTGATCTTTTGGAGAAGCGTGTCAGTCAATCCAATATGAAGCAGTTGTTGGAAGAGAACCCCGACCTCATGCCCAAGGGTATGAACATTGATAGTAAGTATTCCATAACAGTAAGGAGAAGCAACAGTGCAAACTGAAACATTGACTGTGCAGGAAGTCGCAAGTTACTTGCGTGTGTCCCGCCAAACGGTCTACACCCTGATTCGTGAGGG